TTTGTTTCATGTCTAGGGGCATACTACCTGTTATAGTATGTAGTAGATGTACAGCAATAGAAAGGCTCATAATTAAATCATCATTTTTACCATCGTCGGCTGTGATTTTACCATTATCATCTACGATAAATGTTAAAAGCTCATCTACAGCCCTTCTTGAATTAACTTTAATAATATTATTTCTGATGTACTCTTCCATCCTAGCTAGTAACTCTTCTCTATTTCTAGTAGTGATCTGTATCCCAAAATCATTCTTATCATCAACCCACAAATTATCATACTCATGGATATTAAACATCCAATCAATCAGATTATTTCCTATTGTATTTCTTTCAATAATAACTGAAGCATTATTATATAAATTTGCTTCCTTAGTTAAAATTTGAGATAGTTCATTAATAGGGGTTTTATTTGAATAAAATTCTGCAACCTGCTCTCCCGTATAACTATTGATTATGTGGAAAGCGGAATAATCTCTATCTCTACCTAAACTGACATCCACCCCTATAATATATTCATGTTCAGGAAGAGGGGCTTTCCATACTCTCATTTTATTATTATACTTAATATAATAGTCATCATCTACTTCTTCCACCATTCTCTTTAGAAGATATCCTTCCAAATAAGTTTCACCCGTTCCTAAAAACTCACATTCATATTCTTGAAGCCACTGCTTAAGAGGCATATTAGCTTTTGTGGTTTTTTCCCACTCATTAACATTGAGACCCTTTTTTTCCAACTCTTCATATAATTCCTCAAACCCCTCATGGCGACTATATTCAGGATGTTCAGGCCACTCGATATCAATACGATGAAAAGAATTCGTTTTGTTTTTGGCACCGTGATACACATCATAAAACCAATTACCCACACCATTTACAGTAGAGAGGACGAAGGCTCTACCTCCAGTTGAAATGATAGGGTATACCGCAGCCCAAATGGTATCAATATTTTCAATAAATGCTGCCTCATCAATAATAAGAAGTGAACCAGCAAGAGACCTACCTGATTGTTTTCCTGAAGGTCTAGATTTAATCCCAGAGCCTGTACTAAGTTTTAATGTATGCTTATTATCTTCAACTATAGTAGGACGAAGAAAGGAAGGAAGTTCATTATACATAATTTTAATTCTGTCTAGAACTTCAGTAGATTCAGCATCGCCCTTGGAAAGAATAACCACTTGCTTATGCTTTTGAAAAGTGATCATCCATAGAGAGTAAGCTGCCGATATAGTAGTACATCCTGCTTGACGGAACTTACGTAAAATATTAAATCTATGGCTAGTTACTTCTTCTAGAATTCTCTTCTGAAAGGGGTATAACTTAAATGGAACTAGCCCCCTAACAGGGTGAGTGACCTTTATATACTCAGAGATAAAGTAAATAGGATCCTCTTTACACCGCTTAAATTCTTCAATTAATTGTGGTTCTTCCATATAATATACTATTATAGTGTATGAAACTTTTTGCTATCATTTGTACACGGCATCGAAATATTGGAGCCGTAACCTTAGGTTTAGTTCATACTTTATCTAGCTATGGAGTAGACATTAAATTGCTTACTGCTCAAAATTCTATATTTGAAGCTTATCAAAAAGGATTAAATAGCTGTGCTGCAAAGGATAAAGATATTATTATATACTGCCATGATGATATACAAATTCTAAGTTCTCATAAAGAATTTTTAGCTTCTCTTGCAAAATGTGTCGAAGAAAATACAGGCATTGTAGGACCAGCAGGCACTACCCACTTAGGAAAAGATGCTGTTTGGTGGGATCAAACTCGATGGAGACAAGGAGATCATAGAGGGGAAGTAAAACATAGAGCCCCAGATGATTCTTCTAAGATTGTAACTACCAGCTACGGTAAGCCAGGGCAAGTAGTAGCACTAGATGGTTTGTTTCTGGCTGCGAGAAAAGAAGTATGGGCTAAAATTGGATTACATAAACCTGCCTATTTTGAAGGAAAATGGGATTTTTATGATATTCATTATACGACTACCGCACATAATTTGGGATACAAAAATTATGCCGTCCCAATTAACATGGTTCACCAATCAAATGGAGAACTAGTAGGAAGAGATTCCTGGCATAAAAATCGCCAAGCTTTTATAGCTAACACTGAACTACCAATAAGGATATAATATGGATACTACTCTCACTTTTTTTCATGAATTTTTGATCTGGGCACTTGTTTGCTTCGGAATAAGCTTTAGTATCACACACTCTAAGGTCTTTACTCCTCTACGAAATTTAGCTGAAAAACTTAATTCAATGTTAGGCTACTTTTTTAATTGCCCTATGTGTATGGGATTTTGGGTAGGACTTCTACTAAATCTAATTTGGGTAAGCCCTACAGGACTACTTGTCCTAGATGGATTCTTAGGACTAGCCGTATCATGGCTTATTTATTGTATTAGCTGGCGACTAGCATTACGAGATCCTGCTGTGTAGTCAACAACCATTACTGCAAAGCGCACATCTTGGAATCATAAATCGTTTCATAATCTTATTCCCTATTTTTTTGTTTTAAAGTAAACACTGTATTATAGTTTAAAGATTTCTTTTTCTTTTTTAGTGTTTTAAATAATCTCTTTGCTAAATGAACACCTATTAGGTGATCTGAAGGATAGTGAAACCCCCCCATCACTCTAGCGTAGCCACATTCCTCCGCAGCCCGAAGAAGATTTGCTTTATGGAATGAGTATTTTTCCGCATAAATCTCAGCAATCAATCTTGCCTGAGTGGAATGTCCACTAGGATAAGAAGGACTTTTATTAGTTTTACTATTTAAAACTTTCAAATCTATACCAAAATAAACAGCTAATTGTTCGGGACGCGGCCTATTAAACTTATTTTTTTGTTCTAAAATAAGAACTGACGATTCGTCTAATACTTTAGTGATAAACTTTTGATCATAAGCTAAACCAAATAAATCCATATATAATTTTATAGCATAAGCAGGATCTTTGTCATGTTTCCTAATACTCTTCTCTATATTCTCAGTTCTTACATAGGTAGCCCCTTGAGTAGTAAGTAGTTCCTTCCCAGTTTCAAAACTAGAATTAGAAGAAGGAGTAGGTAATTTAATGAATTTAGAAGTCTGATCGAATAAAGTAACCTTTCCTTTAGGAGTCCTTAGTTTTTTTGAAAAAACCAGATCATCTACAGGGTCTTCCATTTTACTTCTCGTCTTTAGCTTTTGTCTCCCTATCTCGCTTCTTACCCATCTTCTTAAAAGTTTTAGCTAGAGCTTTTCTTTTAGGAGTACAGGTAGCTTTAGTCATGGGAGTACAGTAGCCTTCGTGATCAGGATCTACAGCCTTCTGGATCCACTTCTTATCTTTCTTCTTAGCTTCTACAGCCTGCCCCGTCTCACCTTCTTCCTCATCCTCGGCATCATCTTTATAGGAATCTGTTTTCTCTTGATCTAGCGTAGTATCAACAGCGTCATCATCTACTTTTTTTTTAGATTTCTTACTGGTAGATTCAGCCATCTCATTTAAAAGCTGACTCATTACGCTAATAGGACTTTCTACTGATTCTTCCTTTTTAGATTTCTTTTTAGATTTCGGATACTTATTTCTATCTTTGGTGGTGGGTTTCTTGGGCTGTTGCCAAGTAACAGTTGTGCTAGGACTGTCATCTTCTTTAACCTTCCTCTTTAGCCTGCTCTTCTTAGAAGCATTTACTGAGGGCTCATCATCACCGTCATCCCCGTTTGTCTTAGCTCCTCTAGCCTTAGCAGCAGCGTCTCTAGCAGCATCACTCCATCCACCCCCATTGCCATTTCCGTTGCCACTCTTCTCCCCTGCTTCTCTCTCTTTTGCCTTTTGTACGTCCGCTTTGCTTCCACCACTTTTTTCGATGGAGCCTGAACTCGCTTGCCTTATCTTCTTCCAATCCTTTCCTTTCGCCGCATCGTCTTGTGCCTTCGTTGTAAGCGGCTTACCAGAACGGAACCCGCTTCCACCTGGACCTGCTGATCCGAATTCCATTAATAACTTTTCTGCTCTTTCATAAAAACTCTCTTTAACTTTACTCTTCCTAGAAGCATTTAGAGCAGCATCATCCTTCGCTTGCTGTTTATCTTTAGCCTCTGGAGAATACTTTGCTTTTGCTTTATCGGAGAATTTCACCCCACCTTGATTCGATCTACCATGCTTGTGAGGCACCGTGGTTTGCCCAGTTTTCTCTTTCCGATCAGCCTGTCGCTTATCCTTCTGTGCAACAGCGTCAGCACTCCCCCATTCATCTACATCACCATTATCCTTCTTCTTCTTACCCCCTGGCTTATTAGAAGCAGTAATTCCTCTTTCCTTATCCCGTTGCGCCTTAGCTTTATCAGCAGCACTATGCCCAGGAGGGGGCTTCTGCATTATGGCACCACCGCCCTCTTTTTCTTTTTGCTTCCTAGCCCTCTCAGCAGGAGAATCCCCCCCAGAGGGGGTACCCACATCTTGCTCTAATAAACTTGCTGCTCTCTCGTAAAAATTCATAACTGACTCCTTTGCCATGACATATTATAGATCAACCAAATTTACTCTGAACTTGCTACAATATCCAGGAAGTACGGATACCAACTTACCTAGGTCACTATTTCTAGTAGCACTTGTATCGAATATAGGATTAGTACAATCATAAGCCCCTGGATTTTCGTTTATACGTATATTAAATGCTTGCCCACAATGTCCTGTAGCATCTAAGATATTATTAGCACTATCCGTTCTAGCTGGCCGTCTAAGTGTGCCCACTACACAAGTATCCACTAATCCTGATAAACCAAATCCTCCACTTAATTCTCCACAGTTCCCTGCTCCTATAACCAATAGCTTTTGCTTCACTTGAGCACAACCAGAGAATGTAGCATTATATAAGATTTCAGTGTTTGTGGTCACCTGAACGTATGCGTCTAGAAAATTTTGGATAGTGTAAGGAACCTCTCCATGCCTCGTCGTACATGGACCCCTTTCTACATTTCTAACATACATAACTTTAAGACTTTGGGTATGTAAATACCAATCGGTCGTAGTGGCTGAACTGGTTTCACATCCTGATGGAACAAATGCGTCTGCATTGGGATCATAAGGCGCGTCGGAGTCAACGGGAACTACTGGGTTTACTGCCATAAGAGGAATCTCCTAATTAGAATCTATAATTATATATTACTTTCACCCTAGCAGAGGCTGAGAATTTTTTTATTTTTATATTTCTACTGAAGGGAAAATAGTTGGTTTGGGGAAAACAGGCCCTATTAGGAAAATACAATATCCGTCTCTACATTTAGTATCCACTGTAGCACTAGATTGGTTTTTTATAAATAATGCCAATTCTTCTTCAACATCTGCTAACTCTTGATCAGCCTTAATATTAGAAATTAGAACATGGTTTACTCTTTTTATCATACTATATTTCCTTTATTTTTATATCTCCATACAACAGGGAAGAAATGCCATTCCTGGGTCGCTCGGTCCTTTTCTAGGATCTGATTGATCCAGAACAAAACCTTCACAACTAGTTTGACCTTTTGCTATCGCATGTTTTTTCCATATACCTTCTAAACAAGCTTGAAGATCTTCACCACAAAATTGCCCTAGTGTTATTTTGTCAGATACCTTCTTTCCCCTACGCGGATCTTTTCCCCCATTCCGAAATTTTACGTTATCATAATAGGCTTGATTGAATCCAGGCTCCCCTGGTTGTCTATACTTGAGTGCAATATCACATTTCTTTTTCCACGTTACTTCCTTAGCTAAATTATCAATTTCACACTCAGGAGTTTCACAACACTCTAATATACAGTATCTTTTGCGACATGCTTTTAATTTATAACATTTTGCAAGAAACCCTCCATCCCACTTTGGTTGCATCCTATCAGGGATGTCTTGTATAACAGCCTGACCGCTGGCCTTCGGATCGTAGGGATGGGGGAAGACCCAGCACTCGTCAAAGGTGGCACCGCTCTTCTTTTCTTCGTCGCCACCTTCGCTGGGAGGAAAACAAGAATCATTAGAAAAATCCCATCCCCCTAGACGCTTTAGATATGTTTCAACTATAAGACTAGCGGACCACAAGCTGGGTCCCCCTGTCCTATCAGGTGACTTCGGCAGCTGCCGGAGCCTCGGGTCAAGGCCCTGAATTCGCCCGAAACCCCCTCCCTGCCAAAAAGGAATTCCTGGGGGGCGACATTCGTTGAGCAAAAGTTGTAATTTTACATCTCCCAATAAATCTTTTACTTTTTCTGTCTTATTCAACTTGTTGACGAACTCTTCGCAGTCATGATTTGCATCGCTAGGACATTTTTTTTGAAGACAATTAGAATATCTAATACTGGACATTCTTCCTTGAATAAAATATTTAGCAGTAGAAGGGGCTCTATTCCCTGTTAGAATACCCCACTCCTGATCCCAGTCCCCAATTCTAGTTAACTGATTAATAATTTTTTTATTCCATACTCTACCCACAGACGGCCAAACGGCGGGAGTCCCCTTCCCCTCCCCACAATAGTCTTTCCCAGCATCAGCTACAACCTTCACCTCAATATCTAACATCAGATATTGTGTTCCTACACAACAGTAATCACCATCCTCGACCTCTGTAATAAGATAATCTCCGTTGCCATTTCCGTTGCCACCTTCGGTGCCTTCACCAAATTTTTTGTCCCCTTTTCCTGATGTTAGTTGCTTAAAATCCCACCCTATTGAATTTGGATTTACGTTTGCCATAATTATAAACCTCTCGACCTATTATATATACATGATCTAACGGCTTTCATCATGAATTAACAACATAAGTTACGCTTACTCTAGTTTCTTCTTGATCCCCTAACTTTAATGATTCGAATCCAACAATATTAGGTCCCAAATGAGTAAGATCAAGAGTGTAGGTAGCTGTTTGTTGAGGAGTTAATTGAATCTTAAACCATAAATAGAAATCTCTATTTGGATCGCCATTTTTAAACATAGCTCCAATTAAATTTTTACCCAATGCAG